CCCATCAGGTTTGCGCCGCTCATGATGACCGTGCCGTCCGCCAGCATCGGCACTTCCTTGTTGTTTTCGTCAACGAACCAGTCGTTGTAGACCCACAGGTCATATTGACCCCAGTGGCCCATGTAGACGGCGCCTTGCTCGATGCGCGCGCCCGGGTTGATCACGTTGCCCATCGGGTTGAGCGACGGGAAAATGATTGCGCCCTTCAGCGCAGGGTCTGCCTTGAAGCCAATCCACGAGCTCGTCGTGAAGATGATGTCGGTCGCGACTGCGCCGCTCGTCTTGAGCATCTGGCGCTGCCAGGCATCGATGTCGGCCGTCGGGCTTGCAGTGCCCGGACCGCCGCTCGACGTGACGACGTTTGCGACCGTCCATTGGGCCGTACCGGTTTTGGCAACCGTCAGCGAAGGGTCGCGGCCATAGTCAATCGTGACCTGGGCGAAGCCGTCGCCAGCAACCGTCAGCGTTGCCGTAGACAGTGCCTGTGCAGCCATCCACTCGAGACGGCGATTGACGATGTCGACCTGATCAGCCATTTCGGCGTACAGGTTGGCCTGTTCGCGCTCTTCGCCGGTGAACTCGCCGCCGATGCGCTCACCGATCATGCGGCGAACGGGCTTGAGCAGGTCAGGCGCGCGCTTGTCCTTGATATAGGCAGGCGTGAATTCGTTCGTCTGGTAGCGGCGTTGCTCAACGAGCTTGCCCTCAACCAGCGGCGAGACGAACGGCGCCATCCGGCGCTTACCGACGTCGATGTCGATCGACACCTTTTCGGTGTCCGATGTGACGATGTTCGGGAAAAACTTGTCCAGCAGGAATTGCTGTGCAACCTTCAGGTTCGGAACAACCTGAACGAGGGTATTAGTGTCGTAAATAAAAGGCACGGTTTAGATCTCCGGATGATTTCGACGCCACAAACAAAAAACCCCGCCGAAGCGGGGTCTCGTGAGTTGCGGGGAGGGATTAGCTCGGGTCCGTCGCGGAGACCGAGGATTTGAGGAAAATGTCGAGCGGTCGCAGCGCGGCCTTGGCAGCGGCGACCGTGATGCCGGCACCAAAGGTCATAGCATTCACGTTGAACTCGCCCATCAAATAGACGCCAGCCTTAACCGGACCGCCAGTCGGGTCGGCGGTGTTGGCGAGGATGACCGACGGAATTTGGCTACCGTCCGTTGCCGAAGCCGTCGCGAGCACATAGTTGCCGCTGCCGAGGGCAGCAGTCAGTACAAACTGATCGCCAGCCGCCGGCGAACCACCGGTCGTGATCGTGAAGTTGATCTGCGAGTCGGAGAAGGCGGTGCCCATCGTCGTGGTACCGAGCTGGTCGCCAGTCGGATCAAACACGTTGCCCTGCGTAGCGCTCGTCAGCACGACGGTGTAGTTGCCCGTCTTGAGATTGGTGCCTGCCGAGATGCTGCCGACCGTAGCCGTGCCAGCGTTAGCCGTGCCGCCCGACAGGGTCGCACCGGACACAGTGAACGCCGAACCGTTGGACGTAGCCAGTGTGAGTGCATTGCCACCAGTACCGATCGCTGCCGCGGTCGTCGTAATGGTGGAACCGTTGAGCGAGTAGGTGAACTTCACAAGGTTCGTATCGCTCGAACCAATCAGGAAGTTGACGAAGTTCACTGCGGTCACTGCCGCAGTCGCGCCAATCAAAACCTGATTGCCAACCGGATTGGCAGCAACGAAGGTAACGGCCGTGCCGCCGATGGTGACGGTATCGCCAGCCGTGGGGACTGCAGCAACCGCAATGGTGCCGCTTGCAAAGGCCTTGCCCGTGCTGGCGGCGATCGTGCCGAGGCTGCTCAAACCGAGCAAAGCACCGCGCGGGAGGACCTGATTGCCGCCGATCGTGACAGTGTCGGTAACGAGTTTAAGGTTGCCGGCGACCAGTTGATCCGGGATGAACGTTTCCGCGAAGATGGCGGGCTGCTGCGAATTCTCGCCGTAGCTAGTTACGTTGAGGGTCATGAAATACTCCTTGGATTCGGAAGGGGTTACTTGCCGCGGGCGCGTTCACCGGCCGCGATGATGCGATCGGCTGCAGCCTTCGACGGGTCTGCGCTCGGGGATTCCGATGCGCCAGCGTTGACACCAGGATTTGCAACCTGGACGGCCGACATGCGCTCACGCAAACCGCTGGTGCGAGCCTTCGGTGCTTCATCGAGTGCCGCCGCATTCAGCGCAGCGATGGCCTGAGCCGAGGTCAACTTGCTGTCGAACGCAAAAACGCAGGCTTGCTTCACGCGGCCGGTCTTAATGCCTTCGGCTACGATGTGCGCGCAACGAACCCGCTCGCGTTGGCGGGCGCTCTTCGCGCGGCCGGCGCGCTTGCCTTCTTCATCATCGTCTTCCATGTCGGCATCATCGCCATCGACGTCGTTTTCGTCTTCGGCGCGCTTCGCCTTTTTGGCCTCTTCTTCCTTGCGCTTTTCCTCTTCGGCGCGCTTGGCTTCCTCTTCCTTCTTTTCTTCCTCGGCCTTGCGGGCCGATTCTTCTTCGTCCATCTCTTCCATGCGCTTGGCGTAGTCCTCGTCGGACTCGCCTTCCTTCTGCTTACGATCCTCGTCTTCTTCAACCGACGCTGCTGCTGCGGTGCCGAGACCGAGGTAATGGGCGAACGGCATCGCGCTCGCCAGCTTCGAGAGCTTGCTCATCTATGCTTCCTTGGGGGAGGTTGGTTTAGGCTGCGATCTTCGCGATCAAAGCCCGAAACGCGGCATCGGGGGCCGCCACTTCATCCGCGAGTCCAAGGGCAACACCTTTTTCACCCATGAACGTTGCGGCTTGCATATCAGCAACCGTGGCGGCTGCGATATTCCGGTTACGGGCGACAGTCTCGACAAACAATTCGCCCATTTGATTAATGTCTTCCTGAAAGCGCGCTAGCGCTTCATCGGATAGAGGAATTTCTGGATGGCCGTCGGCTTTACGGTCGCCGTAAGTAATGAAGGTGACCTTGACGCCTGCAGCGGTGAGCGCTTGAGATAGATCGCAATGTGCGCAGATCACGCCGATAGAGCCCGTACCGCCAGTGCGTGGCACGGTGATGTGATCCGTGGCGCTGGCGATGGCATAAGCCGCCGAATACGCTGACTCATTGAGAATCGACCAGATCGGCTTGGCCCCGCGCAACCCATAGATAGTGTCGACCAGATCAAAACAACCTGCGACTTCGCCGCCAGGGCTGTCGATATCCAGGACGATCGCCTCTACTGCTGGGTCGTCAAGTGCGGCGAACAGGTTTTGACGGATGCCGTCATACCCCGTCATGCCCGACCAAGGACGCAACGAGCCAAGCTTCTGGACTAACGTTCCCTGAACAGGGATAACCGCAACCGGACCCGCCATGTCGTAGCCGTTTCGCGGGTTGCGCCCCGGTTCGGCGAAACCGTATTCGTCATCCTCCATTGCGAGAGGCACTGGGGTGCCGCTCAGGCGAACCATCTGGCCCACGCCAAGACGGTCTGCCAGTGCGGCGATGATGACTTCTGCTTTTCGTTCATGCAAAAGCAGTGGCGTATTGAATACGCGTTGTGCGAGCCGCGATAGGATGTGGCTCATTGGGCCTCCGGTGGTGTTGCTTGCTCTTGTGCTGGCGCTCCGTTATTCCATTGAGGAATCGGGAGGCCGAGTTCAATAAACTTCGCGCGCTCGACGGCACGCTGAGCAACCTTATCTCGCCAGTTGCCGCCTGCCAGCTCGGAAACTTCGTCTTCGAGAGTCGACAGCGCCGCATCCATGCCAAGAATTGCGCCAGCCTTTTCCTTCTCAGGATCGACGAATCCTCGACCGGGACCTTGGAACTTCGCACGCGCATATGCGACACGGCATTCCATGAAATCTGGAGCGCCAGCCGGCATGTCGTAATCGTCGACCTCCATCGATTCCTCGAGGAAGCAGCAATAGATCGGCTGCGCGAATCCGTATGCGAAGTTGGTGCGACGCCGATGAAACGTCTTCCACACCTCAAGCATCGCTGCGCGATAGGACGAGTAGTTCACGTCCGACCAGTTCTGGCTGATCATCTGTGCTGATGTGCCCGTGCCGGCCGCGACATTGCGCAACATGGCATTCTCAAATCCTTCGAAATTTCCATTCGGCCGGCTGGGCGCGGCAAAACCCATCTTCTCGCCGGGATACAGGTGAGAGATTCCGACATGCCCCATCCGCAAGCCGCGCTCTTTGTGATACAGGGCGCGTTCTTCCTGATACTTGCTGACCTTCTCAGTGCCTTGGAGGGCTTCCTCGACGAGTTCGCCATCGAATGGGCTCTCGATGTACGCTGCAAAGAACGAATTGATGATCGCAGCATCAAGCTCCGTGCCGTCGTACTTGATCAACATCTTCAACCGCTGAAGGACAGGTGCTAGAAGGCCAGCGCCGCCGCGGTGCTGTGCGGCGCGGTCATGATCGAAGTCATGAATGATGATCGGGCGCCCCCACGATGTCTCGCGGGGAATGCGATCCCAAACCATGCTCTTGCCAGCGCTAAACCAGTCACCCTGGTGGGCGCGGCGAATCATGTACGCAACAGCCGCGCCGTCCTCATCCACCTCAACCCCGCCGCGCAGCGTCTGCTGGTCAAAATTGAGCTGCGGATTCGACAGACGATCCGGGTCAAGAATCTGGATCGCAGTGGCGTATCGTGCGCGACCTGGGCCAACAC